CGGAAGACACACTGGATCTCCGCGTCAAGCGCGACCACGTCCCCTACGACGTCTGGGAGCGGCAGGGAGCGGTCATGACCACGGAGGGAAATGTCATCCACTACGGCTTCATCGAGAAATTCATCGAAGGGCTGGGCGAACGCTTCAATATCCGGGAGATTGCCTTCGACCGCTGGGGAGCCGTCCAAATGGTGCAGAACCTTGAGGGCATGGGCTTTACTGTAGTGCCCTTTGGGCAGGGCTTTAAGGACATGAGCCCGCCCACGAAGGAACTGATGAAGCTGGTGCTGGAGAAGCGGATCGCCCACGGCGGGCATCCCGTCCTCCGCTGGATGATGGACAACATCTTCATTCGCACAGATCCCGCCGGGAACATCAAGGCGGACAAGGAGAAAAGCACGGAGAAGATCGACGGAGCCGTGGCGACCATCATGGCTCTTGACCGCGCCATCCGCTGTGGGCTGGATACCGGGGAGAGCGTCTACGACACCCGCGGCCTTTTATCCTTCTGATGCTTGTCCACTTTCTGATAAGATTAGTATTGAGAAATGTAGTATCCTAATATCGTGAAAAACCGCAGGGACTTCCCGGACAACCGGGCGGTCCCATTTTTTATGGGGAGGGATTGAAGATGGGATTTTTGCAGTGGCTGGGCATCAGCCCCAGGGACGCTCCCAGGATTGAGGACAGCATTCGTGATTCCGGGCAGACCTTTGTTTTCGGAAAGGCAGACTCCGGCGAAACCGTCAACGAGAAATCCGCGATGCAGATCGCCACGGTGTATGCCTGCGTCCGTCTGCTGGCAGAGTCGGTGGCGGGGCTTCCGCTCCACCTGTACAGGTACACCGACAGCGCGGGACGGGATAAGGAACGGGCAACGGAGCATCCGCTGTATAAGCTGCTCTACCGCCAGCCCAACCCGGAGATGACGAGTTTCTCATTCTTCGAGACGCTTATGACGCACCTTCTGCTGTACGGCAACGCCTACGCGCAGATCATCCGGGACGGAAGGAACAGCGTCATGTCGCTGTATCCTCTGCTGCCGGAGAACGTGGAGGTCGACCGGGATGAGAACGGGCGCATCTACTACATCTACCACGCTTATACCGATGAAAAGCCGGGAGAACGGGACAAGGATATCTTCTTCCGCGCGGACGAGATTTTCCACGTCCCCGGTCTGGGCTTCAACGGGCTGGTGGGCTTTTCGCCTATCGCCATGATGAAGAACAGCCTCGGCACCACGCTGGCGGTCGAGAAATACGGCAGCGCCTTCTTCAAGAACGGCGCACAGCCCAGCGGCGTCCTGGAACACCCAGGGGTGCTGAAAAACCCGGAGAAACTGCGGGAAAACTGGTCGGAGATTTACGGCGGCCCCGGCAACGCCCATCGTGTGGCTGTGCTGGAGGAGGGTATGGCGTACAAAGCCATCTCGCTCCCGCCGGAGGACAGCCAGTTCCTTTCCACCCGGCAGTTCGGTGTCAATGAAATATGCCGCATCTTCCGTGTACCACCTCACCTGGTGCAGGATTTGGAACACGCCACGTTCTCGAACATCGAACACCAGTCGATTGACTTTGTGGTGCATACCCTAACGCCCTGGCTGGTACGTTTCGAGCAGGCCATCGTGAAAGACCTGCTGCTGGAATCGGAGCAGGATGAGTATTTCCCGAAATTCAATGTGGACGGTCTGCTGCGCGGCGACTACCAGAGCCGTATGCGTGGATACGCCACGGGAATCGGGAACGGCTTTCTGTCGCCCAATGACTGCCGGCGCCTTGAGAACATGAACCTGATACCTGCCGAAAAAGGCGGTGACGATTACTACCTCAACGGCGGCTACGTCAGGCTGCAGGACGCGGGAAAGAATGCCGGAGATACACCACCGGAACCGGAGGAGACAAAGGAGCCGGAGGAACCTGAGAAGACTACGAACAGGAGGAAGAAATGAAGAAGTTCTGGAACTGGATTCATGATGACGGTGGCGGCCGTGTCCTCCGGCTGGAAGGTCCTATCGACAGCGAGAACTTCTGGGGTGATGAGATCACTCCGCAGATGTTCCGAGAGGACCTTGAAGCCGAGGACGGGGATGTTACCGTCTGGATCAACTCGCCTGGCGGGAACGTGTTCGCCGCCGCCGAGATTTACACCATGCTGAAGGATTATTCCGGGAAGGTCACTGTGAAGGTCGCGTCCCTCGCCGCTTCCGCCGCGTCGGTGGTGGCGATGGCCGGAGACACGGTGCAGATGTCCCCGACGGCGCTCCTGATGCTGCATGATCCGTCAACCGTGGCGATGGGCAATACCCGTGACATGGAGAAAGCCATCTCCGCGCTGAACGAGGTCAAGGAGGCAATCGTCAACGCCTACGCCGCCAAGAGCGGACTCCGCAGGGGCAGAATCGCCGACCTCATGTCGGAGGAGACCTGGCTCAATGCGAAGAAGGCTGTGGAACTGGGGCTGGCGGATGAAATCCTCTATGACGGCAAAAAGCCGGAAGAGGATGAGGAACCGGAAAAGGAGGATGCTCTGCCTGTCGAGGCACAGCTGTTCTCCACCCGCGTGATGGACATGGCGATCCTTGACCGCCTGGGCGTCACCAACGACACGGAGGAGCCGCCGTCCGCTCCCGTGATCGGCATGGACGGCAGGACCGCTGAAGGGGCTATGCCCTTCGAAATACTCAAAAACCAGCTGGACTTCCTGAGATGAGGAAGCCCGGCATTTTTTTAGGAGGGATTTTTCATGAGTAAAATTATCGAACTTCGCAACAAGCGCAACACCCTGTGGGAGCAGACGAAGGCTTTCCTGGAACAGCACCGCGGTGAGAACGGCCTTGTCGCCGCCGATGCCGTGGAGCAGTACAACAAGATGGCCGCTGACGTGAAGGCTCTTGGCGATGAGATCAAGCGTCTGGAAGACCAGATGGAGATGGATGCCAAGCTGTCGGCTCCGACTTCCGCGCCTGTCCACGCCGACCCGAAGGCGGACAGCCGCAAGCCTTCCCGTCCGACCGCAACCGATGCCTACAACAAGGCTTTCTGGGACATGATGCGCGGCAACAACAGCCTGGAAGTGCGCGACGCGCTTTCCGTCGGTGTGAACGAGAACGGCGGCTTTACCGTCCCGGACGAGTTTGAACACCAGCTGATCCAGGGGCTTGAGGAGAACAACATCTTCCGCACCCTGGCGCACACCATCCACACCAATTCCGGCACCCGTACCATCCCGATTGCGACCGATTCAGGCTCCGCATCCTGGATTGAGGAAGGTGCGGCCATCCAGGAATCCGATATGGAGTTCGCGCAGGAGACCCTGTCCGCCTACAAGCTGGGCTGCATGATCAAGGTCAGCAACGAACTGCTGAACGATTCCGCCTTCAATATCGCCGCGCACATCGCGCAGCGTTTCGGTGTCCGTTTCGGCAATGCGGAGGAGGATGCTTTCATCAACGGCACCGGACCTTCCGCCAATCCGCAGGTAACCCCGTCCCAGCCGACCGGTATCCTGACCAGCCTGACCGCTTCCGCTGAGAACACCACCGAGGACGCTGTGACCGTCCACTTCGACAACATCTACAAGCTGTATTACAGCCTCAAGTCCCCGTATCGCAGAAAGGCTTCCTTCCTGTGTAACGAGACCCTGCTGCTGCAGCTGATGCTGATCAAGGACAAGAACGACAACTACATCTGGAAGCCCGGCCTTGAGGTCGGCAAACCGGATACCATTCTGGGCCGCCCGATCTACACCAGCGGCTATATGCCGGCTCTGACCGGCGAGTCCGGGACCGACGCGGGCAAAAAGGTGCTGCTCTTTGGTGACTTCAGCTACTACTGGATCGCCGACCGCCAGAGCCGTACCCTCAAGCGCCTGAACGAGCTTTACGCCGTCACCGACCAGGTGGGCTTCATCGGCACCCAGCGCGTCGACGGCAAGCTGATCCTGCCGGAGGCCATGCAGGTCATGGCAATGGGCAGCGGAAACGGAAACGGCTGATTGAAGGGAGGTGCCGGCCATGACGCTGATTACGCTGGATGAAGCGAAGGGGTATCTCCGGGTGGATACAGCGGATGAGGATGCCGTGGCCGGCACCCTCCTGTCCGCTGCCGCGCGGCTTTGCTGCGATGTGGCGAGGCTCTCGCCGGAGCAGTGGGCGGATATTGATTCCGATAAAAGCCGCTCGGAGAGATACACCGCCGCGGAACTGGCAGCCATCCGGGAAATCATGCGGGTGGCGGTGCTGTATGCGCTCGGCTACCTGTATGAACACCGGGAGGAGGCTGACCACCACGCATTGACGCTCACTCTACGGTCGCTGCTGTTTGGAATCCGGGAAGGGGTGGTCTGATGAATATCACGGGACTCCGTGTGCGGATCATAATCCAGAGAAACGGGACTGTCACCGACAGATACGGGAACCATACCTCCGCTTGGACGGACTATTTTTCCTGCTGGGCGACCGCAACCATGAGCGGCAAGAGCGCCGATGAGACGCAGGAAGCCGGACACACAGAGGAAGCGGGCAGGCTTGACATTACAGTGCGCTGGTCTTCCGAGACCGCCGCCGTCAATTCAAAGCAGTACCGCGTCCTGCTGGACGGCCGGATTTATGACATCCTCGGCATTGATGATATGGGCTTCCGGCACAACAGCAGGAAGTTCTTCTGCCGTCTTACGGAGAGGTGACGCCTATGGGAAAAACAATACCAGTCGACCAGCTTGCCTCCGAGGTCATGAGCGGACTTGAGGAATACGCGGAACTTGCCGCCGATGTGCTGAAGAAGGAAATCCAGGAGGCGGGCAAGACCGCCAAGAAGCAGATCGAGCAGACGGCACCCCGCAAAACCGGGAGGTACGCAAAAAGCTGGGCGGTCAAGAAGGTCAGCGAGACATCCAATTCGCTGGAAGTCACGGTGCATTCCAGGAACCGCTATATGCTGACGCATCTTCTGGAAAACGGTCACGCCAAGCGCGGCGGCGGGCGCGTGGCTGCGATTCCCCATATCGCTCCTGCCGAGGAACTGGCTGTGCAGACTTTGGAAAAGAACATCGAACGCGAACTTGGGAGGGTGTAATGGAGAGACTTATCGCAATCATGGAGGAGATCGGGCTGCCCTACGCCTACCATCATTTCGCAGAGGGTGAATCGCCTGATCCGCCCTTTATCTGTTTCCTGATTCCGGGAAACGATAACTTTTCCGCTGACGGGCAGGCTTATTTCAAGATTGACCAGATCAACATTGAACTGTACGCAGACCGGAAGGACCCCGTCCTGGAGGACAGTGTGGAGACCGTGCTGGACGGGCACGGCATTTTTTATCGGAAGACCGAGGTCTGGATAGAGTCCGAGCGGCTCTACGAAGTCCTCTACACATTTGAAATGGAGGGTATGAACCATGCCGAAGAAAAAGAATAAGGTCAAATTCAATATCTGCAACGTCCACTACGCCATCCTGACCGTGGCGGATGACGGGACGTTCTCCTACGGGACGCCCGTGCCGATGCCGGGCGCAGTTTCCCTGGCGCTGGACGCCAACGGCGAGCCCACCAACTTCTACGCGGA